GCCAGAGATTTACTAGAAGAACTATGTTCGCCTAGTGTTGCTCATAACTGGTATGAGATATTAACTGATAGGGACTATGGATACGCATACGGTAAGGAGTCCGGTTACGTACGCTATAGCGTAGGTCAACCAATGGGTGCCTAGACATCTTGGAGTTTAGGATTAGCGTTATTACACCACGCTCTGGTTCAGTTTTCAGCTTTTAAAGCAGGTTTTAGAGAAGGTCAATGGTTCAGTGACTATGCACTCCTAGGAGATGACATAGTTATTGCAAACCAAAGCGTCGCTAAACACTACATTAAAACTCTGAAATCGATTGGGGTTGAGTGCGGTATCGCAAAATCCTTAATTTCGGATAAAGGTACCGGGATCGAATTCGCCAAACGCTTTTATTATCAAGGTGTGGATTGCTCTCCAATTCCTTTAAAAGAATTGAAAGCTTCTGTCACTAACTTAGGAGCTTCTTAGGAATAGGCAAGAAAATATAATCTTTCGATTACTAATCTTCTATTTCTATGGGGTTATTCCTATAAAACTTTTGCGTTAGTACACAAACGTCTAACAGACTTACCTAGTCGTTTAGCTACCATTATTGGTAGTTATCGATTATTGGTAGAAAGTGAAACTCCTGTACCTCGTAATTGGCACGATCCTACCTCCGTTGAACGCTATCAAGCACGCTTGGATTCTGAACGAAATGTTCTAATGAAACTAAATAATGACATGCTTACCCGTTGCCAACGATTGATTGCTGATATCATAAGGTATCCGAAATATTTCGGAGATCCTCTTGAGGAATCAGGCTTACTTCGATCTAATCCGGACTTTTATGAATCGGAAAATCTTCCACCTTTAATAACAGGAGCGTTTACGCCCTTGGATGTAGAGATGAAAGAAGGACCACTTTATAGTGATTCGTATTATAGCGAAGAAAAAGTCGATCGCGAGCTTTGGATTGAGCAGACTTATCGAACTCATTACCAAGAAGCTATGAAAGCTGTGTACGTCGAGCTCATCCTCTTTGAGAAAGAGTTGCTTACTGAGAGTGCTACGAGTATATTTGTTTTAAGATATACTAGATTATTAATGATTGACAAACGTCTTTCGGAAATATCTAATATAGTCTGGACAAATGGACCTCGTAATGATTCTGCTGAGGTATCAAAACCTCATGTTGTAGTAAAAAACTTCCTTTATCTATAGAGAAAAGTTTGATCTTTACAGGTAGTGTTGCGGGCGGGAATCTGCTTGAGCACTGGATCAATATCACAAAGAGCGTTATGCTCGGGTTTATATAACCAACTTAGTATTGAAGAATACCTTAAGTAGATATTCCAAAGCCGTGATTATAGTAAACCGAAGTTGTGTACTATATTTATATATAGTATGGATCGCCTTCTTCATAAGAAGGTCACATCTAGGAACTAGGTCATATTAAGATATCTACTTTTCCCGGTAAAGGGACGTAAGAAAGCCTAGTAAGAACCAGTTGAGGGAAAATTCCTCGTTAGTAATGTGATATTGGTCTATCCTATAGGATAAACCGCAGATTAGTATTAGCTACTAAGAACTAATCAAGAGAGACCGAAGATATTGATTAACTTTGGTTTTCGGGTTGTCTTTCACAATGCGTTGTTGGAAGACACAAATATTTTCAAAATTCGTATCTAAACGCGAA